CATTGCGCTTTACTCGATCTTCGGTAAGGACGACCCATCAGAGACGAAGGGCCGCATTGGTATTCGCGCGCCGGGCGCAGGCGGTTTCGAGGATGATCAAGTCAGTCAGTCGAAGCTCGGCGATGTTGGGTTCCTCGACGTCGACACGATGTACTTTTCCGGCGAGGTCGCGCAGGCGCTGACCGACATGCTCTCCGGTGCGTTGGACGCATTCGCGTACCGGATGGACGAAGAGGGGCAGGACCGGCTCGCGAAGATCCTGCAGGAAACGACTTTCGAGGCATTCGAAGGTACGTTTACCACTGAGGACTTCCTCAAGAAGTTCGGCGGCGAAGCGTTGCAGCAAGTTGTCGAGATAGCGTTCAACGAATTGGCGCCCGCCCTCGGTGCTGTCATGGAGGGATTCTCCGGTACGGCCGAAGAGGTCGCGAACTTCAGCAACACGCTGCTCGGTATTTACGATGTCACGCGTGAGCTCCCCGAAGCGGTAAGGGAGAACATTCTCGGTGCGCTGGATGCGACGCAGGAAACGGCGGACAAGGTTCTGGCGTTCGCTGCCGCGTTGCAGAGTTTCGGGGGTGTGCTGGAGGGCGTCGGGCCGCAGCTTGAGGCGCTGGATCCGGCATCAATCATTGCGTTTGTCGACGCGCTCGGTGGTGCGCAGAACGTTGCGCAGTCGTTCGCGTTCCTTTCGCAGAATTTCCTTACCGATGCGGAGCGGTTCAATCTTGCAACTGAAAGCTTCAACGCGGCGTTTGAAGCGATTGGTCTAACAATCGAGGATTTAGCGAATGCCGGGTTGACTGGGCTCCCGCAGACGCATGAAGAATTCATGCGGTTGCTGACTAGCTTCGACTTGACTACGGAAGCGGGACGCGAACTCTATACTTCCGTGCTCGGGTTGTCGCAGGCATTTGTTGTTATCAATGGTACGGCGCAGTCCGCGCAGGAAGCGATGGAGGCGCTGGACGCTGAATTGGCAGGCGGGCTTGACTTCATCGACGAGAATTTCCGCACGCAGGCCGATCGCGCTGCGCGCGCCACTGCCGATCTGGCGGAAGCGTTCGCCGACATAGGGCTTGCGGTGCCAGAGTCGCATGCTGCATTTTTGAAGATGCTCGACGGCATTGACCGCACCACGGACGCAGGTCGTGCGCTGTATACCGCACTGGTAAAGCTGGCGCCCGCATTCGTCGATGTAAACGGGGCCGTGAAAGACTTGGTGAATGAGCTTAATAAAGTGAATGTAGTCGACCTCGGCAGCGTTGGTAAGCAAGTGCGTTCCGAGTTTGCGCGGATTATGGACGGCATTACCAACCTCGTCGGCCAGATGGGCGGCGATATGGGCGAAAAGCTATCGCAGAAGATGCGCTTGATCGCTGTGGAAATAGAACGCGTGACCGCAGGTCTTGGCAACGTGACGCCCGGCAGCGCAGAGTACCAAGCACTCCTGGAGCTCATAGACAAGCTGCGGTATGCGAACGGATCTGCGGCGGAGCAGCTAGCGCGCTTTACTATTCTCACAGCGCAGTACGACGCGGAACGAGCGGGTGCTCTTGTTGATCTGGGCAATTGGTACGCAGAGCAGCAGGCGTTGTACGCTGGGAACGCCGAGGCGCTGGCCGCGCTAGAAAAGATCATGACCGCCAAGTGGGTCGAGATCGTCAATGGCGTCGGGACTGGTGTCACTGGAACGATCAGCGAACTGGAGCGTCTGCGCCAAGGCATCGCGGACTGGCTCAAGGGACTGACCGTCGGCGAGCTGTCGCCGCTGAAGCCGATGGACCGGCTGAAGGAAGCGGAGAAGCAGTTCCTCGCCATATTCGACAAGGCGAAGGGCGGTGATAAGGACGCGCTTTCCAACATCACGAAATTCGCCGAGCAATACCTGCGCATCGCGCGCGATCTGTTCAAGTCGTCGGATCAGTACACAGAAATCTTCGACATGATTACGACGATGCTTGCTGGGCTTGCGGGAACGTCGCCGACCGGTCTACCATATCCTCCCGACGGGCCGCCTGTGATTCCCACTGCTCCAGACCTGAGCCCCGGTGGTGTTCTTGCGGCCGCGATGCCAGCGAACGGCAGACCCATCGCATCGACTGATGACATCAGGTGGCTCGCCGAGGTCATGCGCGAAACGATGGCCACTACCATCGGCGCGCTAGCCGACGCGAATACCGCTGACTCCGAGTTAGTCGTTGAAGAGCTGACGGCGACACGGCGCACCCTAGACAACAGGCGTGAGGTTCGCAAGTGATAACAGACGCGCAATTCATCGCGTGGCTGTCTCAGGAACACGCCGATCGTGTAATCCTGTATGAGCAGGATTATATGTACGAGGACACAGCGGGCGAGCCTGCGCTGGGAACGCTGTACCTGTCCGACAAGCCTTACGCCCCAGTCGGTTCGCAGCCGTACGTTGACAGCATCTCGGCGGTGCCCGAGTTCGAACGTAGCCTTGGGGGTAATCGGCTCAGCACCTACTCGTCGTCCATCGGCGCGGTCGAGATCATCAACACCGACGGCGAGCTCGACTTCCTGCTCGACCTTGCTATCGACGGCAGCGAGGCGCGGTTCTATTTTGGCGACGCTTCGTGGGAGCGCGCCGACTTCCGTCTGATCTTCACCGTACGTGGGATGCGCGTATCGCGTGCGCCGTTTACGCGACTTACGATCGACCTAAAGGATTCTACCTCGCTGTTGAATCAGAGCGTGGGCGGGACACAACAAGTGGGAGGCTCAGGGCCGTATGCCAACAATGCGCGCCCGCTGAACGTCGGCTTCATTCACAACCTGACGCCGCTCGTTCTTGATTCGATCAATCTGACCTACGTGCACTCGGATTCCATCTATGCCGAAGCCGTCGAGGTCCGCGACGATGGCGTCCCGGTCACGTTTGTTGACAACGGTGATGGAACGCTTGAGTTAAACGCAGCGCCGGCTGGGTTGATAACTTGCGACGTGTACTCGGTGACGGGAGTCGATCAAGACAAGTTGAGCGACGCGATGTCGCGGCTTGTCGGAGCGCGCGGAGGATTCGCAGCGGCGGGGCTTTACTACGGTCCGCACGCCACGTTCGTCGAGGATGACAACGACGACTACCGGATCGGGATGTCGATCCAAGACGCGCGCAACGTCATAGACGTACTCGACGAGCTAACGGAGAGCGGCAACTGCTTCACTGCGATCCGACGCGATGGGCAATTCACCTTCGGTCGACTTCGCCCGTACGACATAGAAGGGCTCGGCACCAGTGCCGGGCTCGAGCCCGTTGACATCGTCGAGGACGACATCATCCCGCAGACGGCGTTCGATGTTCAACACCTGACGCCGGAGTACTATCAGTATCAGGCGTACGCGCACAAGAATTGGACGGTGCAGAATACGCTGTCCGAACTCTTGCAGCCGGACGAGCAGGCGCGGTTCACGCGTAAGGGGCAGTACGCGCTACAGACGCTCGTGGGCGGCACAACCTACGCGCTCGCGCCGGAGCTGTATCACAAGACGCTGTCGACCTCGCCGCCGATCGAGACGCTGCTGTCGTGGGAGGATGATTCGTCGATCGTCGACCTGACGCAGTGGATGGAGACGCGGCGGGCGATGTTCCTGCCGTGGCTGGAGATTGTCACGGTCACGGTGCCGCTCGGTGCTAACCCCGACGCGCCTGCGATGTTCTACGCGCTCGAGCTCGGCGACGTCGTGCGCGTGACGGTTCCTCGGTTCGGCTACGACGCGGGTGTACTGTTCCAGGTCATCGCCATCGGTATCGGCCTGTCGAAGGCGCGGACGATGCTGCGTCTTGTGCGCAAGCGTGGCGTATCGGCTCCTCCGATCGGATGGGAGTCGGGCGAGCAGTACATCATCCAGACGCCGCTAGCGTGGCGACCGGGGACGCCTAGCGTTGAAATCGGTCCGCCGGTAGTTGTCATTCTTCCTCCACCGCCCGTCGGTCCTACCCTTCAAGAATATTTCTTTGACTACTATGGTGGTGTGTTTTACGGCGGAGCCGTTTCTTTGATCCCGGAGTTTTACGACGCCGATACTAATTCGCCTCTTTGGTATGAAGAGGTTGTGGAGCAGTCGATCACTGTTTACGGTGACGAGGCGGCCAATTTCGTAGCTAATGTTTACATCCCATTTACTACTAACAACTTCTCAACAGGCGCTCTGCATTATCCGGCCAACATCTCCTATGTTTCGGAAGATGTTATGCCGGAGATTTACTTTCTAGATAATTCGCAACAGGCTCTTCCTGCGCCGGGCTCTGGTGCGGCCATTGACTACACCGCCAATCCCTATGAAGTGACCGGGATCGTTGTCGCAGTGCCGGGCACTATTCCAGAGTTTATTCTTTCGTCTGTAGACCTTCAGGGATGGTTCGCCTACGACACTTACAATGGTGCGAACCTAACTTACTTCGCCGCGACGTTTGTGACGGGCGCCGGACAGTTGGGATCGACGGGTACGGTTGGAGTGACCTATGGGCACCTGTTGATAACTGTTGTGAATCAATCCGGCAGCACGATCACGGACATCGATGCTGACGGTATCGGTACAAGCATCACAATCGGGCTACCAACGACCGCCGTC